GTTTTCATCACGCGGAGGAGCATACCCCTCTCTGCGTGCTGAAAGAATCACAACGATCAATACGAGTACAGCGAGAGCGACCCATAATGACCAGTGTACCTTCATCTATTTATTGTGTATGTTTTTTTTCCAAGGAGGTACTTCGTACCGTTGTCATCCGAGAAGCGGTGGCGGCCTTTCCACCTGCGGCGGAAAGGACTATTTAACCCAGTAGCCCTGCCGCCGCGCTGCCTGCACCGGTAGGCTCTGGTGCTGGACCGGCGTCAATCTGAACAGCTGGCGCATTGGCGCGCTCCTCCTCCTGCTGGACACGACGACGCTCAATCTCCTCAGCGATACGGTCATCGGCAATCTTCACCAGCTCAGGCATCTCCTTGTCTGGAAACTCCTTCTTCAGATCCTCGATGAGCTCAGCTGGGTGAGGAATGGGCGGTACATCCGGGCGAGAGTAGTACTTGGAGTTCTCGTCACCGGGCTCGATGAACGGCGTCGCCGACCCCTCGAGGGGCTTGGCGAGCATGTCACGCTTGCGCTTCTCAAACATGGCCGACGCCTGACGCTGGTTGTCACGGTACTTGGTCATAATCTCCTCCAGCTTCTCATTCTGGTAGTGGACGTTATCAATCTGGAGACGGTCAGGGGGAATCAGCAGCCACTTGTACATGTCGACGACGTAAATATCGACGAGCGCATCCTCCTTCTGCAGACGCTTGGCGTGGCTCTCCGCCTCATCCTTCGTGGCAAAACACCCGCGGATCTTCAGACCCAGCTGCTCATTCTTCTGGGGCATATCCGGACCGACGATGGAAATCAGCGCAAAAAGCTGTCCTGGCACCGTCAAGTAATCCTGCTCGAGAGAACCCATTTAAAACTACTACACACCACTCTTTTAAGTGAAACAATGGATCAACTCCGTAAACGCCACAATCAGGCGAAGCGTGACCTGATTAACCAATGGGTCCGTCCGAATTCATACGTTCTTGATTGTGGATGCGGCCGCGGCGGTGATTTGCACAAGTGGAAGGCTGTACGTGCCCGTGTCGCCGCCATCGATCCCGACGAAAAATCTCTCCAGGAGGCAGAAGAGCGGTCACTTGACATTGGTATCGGGGTGTGGTTTTTGGGTGCCGGTGATATTCGTCAGGCGGCGTTTGCAGGTCCGTTTGACGTGGTGTGCTACAACTTTTCAATCCAGTACATTCTCGGAGATCATTTTGAACAGAGCATCAAGGCAATCAAGCTGGCTGTCAAACCAGGTGGACTCCTCCTCGGTATCACACCTGAGAAGAGTCTCATCGAGGGCGCTAATTCCCCAGATGCACTTGGTAACGTCTTTGAGATTCACGATGATAAGGTGCTCATGAGCCTGACGGACGGTCCGTTTTACGCAGACGGCCCCAAGTATGAACCCCTCCTCGATGGGAACGCCTTCCGTCATGCACTCGAGCCCGAGTTTCGATGTGTAGCGTGGGGACCTATCACACCAGACAAGACGGGACTCGTCACCGACATTTATGCGCAGTTTGTTTTTCTACGTCTAGATCAGTAGGATGGCATCCGGAATCATACAGACGGGTCTGCTCGTCGTGACCCTCGCGGTTGCTGCATGGAGCAGTCGCCGTGAAGCGCCACTCATGACGGACATTCGTCAGCGATACGACGTGCTTTTGAATCACCTCAAGAGCACGGAGGTTGTCGATCCGAGATTCGCTCGCCTCAGGAAACGGTGTATCCTCACGGGAATCCACGGGTCCCGTATGAATCGAGGCACCATAGGCTATAACGTAAATAAAGGGTATGAAATTTACATCTGCCTAGACAAGGATGATATAAACTCGGCGATGAATGTGCTCATTCATGAACTGGCTCACGTCACAGTCGACGAGTATGATCATTCTCCTGAATTCTGGGCGTCGTTCAAAGACCTCAAGGCGCTCTGTAAAACTCTGGGCATTTATACGCCAATCGAAGGTTCGCTCGAGTATTGCGGCATCATGATTCAGGACTGATTCACCTTTCCACCGCAGGTGGAAAGTTTTCCGTGTCCGATTCGAGACCAGTTTTTTTCTCACACCATTGTAAATGTCTGGTGGTATCGTTCAGCTTGTCGCGACCGGTGCTCAGGACGCGTGGCTGACGGGTAAGCCAGAGGTTTCTTTCTATCGTTCCAGCTACAAACGCTACACACACTACGCCAACTCACCCGAACGCCAACTGATCCAGGGTAACCCCTCGGCTGGTAACATCTCCACGATCCGTTTGGAGAAGAAGGGTGACCTCATCAACTACATGTACCTGATTGCCAGAGATTCGACTGGTGCTCTGATCCCAGGTATCAACTGGACCAACGTCATCGACAAGGTTGAGCTGCTTGTCGGTGGTCAGATTGTCGATACACAGGACATCACGTGGATGACGAGCGTCGAGGCGGTGACTGGTGCCCAGAACTTCTCCCAGCGCTACCTCAACAACGGCACTGGTCCCACCAACATCACCAATGGGTTCCTGCCGCTTAAGTTTTTCTTCTGCAAGGACTGGAACGTGTCTCTGCCCCTGGTGGCGCTCCAGTATCACGACGTCGAGATTCGCATCACGTGGAGCACAACCCTGGGTTCGACGCTGGCGCTGACGGGTCTGCCGGCGACTGCCGCCTACTCCTCGTTCCAGTACGAGGCCTGGACCAACTTTGTGTACCTGGACCAGGCGGAGCGTGAGTACTTTGCCAACACGCCCATGGACCTGCTGATCACCCAGATGAACCGCATCCCCATCGCGACCGGCAACATGCAGGAGCTGGCTCTGGCTCACCCCATCAAGTTCCTTGCATTCCAGTCCAACAACTACACAAACTCGTACGGCGTGGGTACCACCCAGATCCCAGCCGTCAACTACCAGTTCAAGACGCAGATTAACGGCGTGGACATTGGTGACTCGCGCTCCATGTTCCAGTGGATCGATGTTCCCCAATACTACCACACCCCTTACGGCTACAACCACGGCGGTGCAACGGCGAACGTCGCACTGATTTCCTACTGCCTGGACACGTCAAAGCTTCAGCCAACTGGCACGCTGAACTTTTCACGCATCGACACGTACCGCATCGTCGCACCGGCCGGTGTCTCACTGAGCACTCTGGCTGGCGGCAACGGTCGCTACTTTTACGCGATGAACTATAACGTCCTGCGCATCAAGGATGGCATGGGCGGGCTGCTGTACTCGAACTAGACGCGTCTACTTCTTTGGTGGGGGTTTGGCGAACTTGTGAACAATGAAAAAAATAACAGCCGTGATAAATGCGGTAGCGAGCATGCCTGTCGCTGACAGATTACCCGCATCGCTCATATATTTAGGAATAAGATCCGCCAATTTGTTCTGAACCGGCTTGGAGAATGCAGCGACTGCGGCAATGCCCGCGAGCGCCGCGTTCAACTGGTCGTCAGTCAGACCAAATGGGTTCTTTGAAGAGGATGAGGAAACTGGGCCGGCGGACGCATTGTCCAGGCTCAGCGCAGCCACTCTATTGTTCTGTGGGTTCTTGTACGGACCGCCACCCATCGATGGCCCCATGTCGAAATCAGCACTCGGCACAACATCAGAAATTGGCGTCGAGAAATCCATTTCTATTTGGGGAGGTTTTATTTCGGCTTTAAATAACTCGGGCTGTTCGATCGCACGCGTCTGATACACCGGCTGAAGTTCATCTGGGAGACCGAACGAACTCTGATGCTGAACAGGTGGTTGGTCCTGTGTCGGCTGCTGCTGCACAGGTTCCACCTGAGGAATGTACTGCAGGATGTCGCTCGATCCATTGAAATCGAGATTCTCGATAATCATCTATTGGTGTGTATGAAATCTTTTACGTGATAGGGGCGCAATCAATCCTCTAGGGGGCACTTTCGTGCCTGTGTGTCCGTCAGACCTTTTTCACAGTGACACCTGGGCGACGAGCGCTCCCTGGTGGTGTTCCAGACGTGACCAATGGCGTTGAGACGTGCTTCGGATTATAGTTTTTCTGGTGGTACTGCCACATGGCTTCGGATCCGATCCGAAACCCTTTGCGAATCGGCGCCTTGTAGTAGTAAACACAGTCCTCGATACGATTGGATTTGCTCGTGTTGTCGAGGACGAGACATTCATAGTTTTCGGTGCAGGCATTCATCACCTGACAAAACATGTCAAACGTCGGAAACACACCGAAGAACGCCTTGTACAGACGCTCACGATTCTGAATCACATTTTCGCGGAGGACAAACACGTAATCGACGTTTGCACGCAGGTCTGGACTCAGGTCCATACAATACTGCATAGTCAGCAAAAAGAATATTTTCCAGTGACGCCCGTTCATGAAACATTGTCTGATGCATGTGTCTTTCATGAACGCCTTGTCGTACATGCAATCATCCAGAAGCAAAAAGGCACTTGATTTACCACCAGCTGATACGATTCGCCTCTGGCGCTCGAGCACCTTTTCTATGGCGTCTCGTTTGTAATCGCCGTAGATGAATAGATCCGGGATAAACTGCTTGTAGTAGTGGTTACCATCCTCTGTACCGGACATGACGATACCGACGGGCAGGTGTCGTTTGTGGTACATAATGTCCGTGACGAGCGTTGACTTTCCCGTGCCGCGCTTACCGATGAATACGCACACCTTGTCGTCGCCAATCTTACTCGGGTCAAACTTTTTGAGCTGCAAATTGGACATTTCCTAATATTGTACTGGGTTTTTTTGTACACGCGGAATACGCAGCAAAAATAAAACCCCGATATTTAATAGGACATGTCAGGTGCCAAAATTCATCTAGACTTGAATGGAACATTTGTCAGTAATCCTGATTATACTTTATTTTCTGTAAAAAGTAAACCAACAAAAGAATATACGGCAGAAACATATGAGGTTCCGTTCGATGCCTCCAATATAAAATTTGGTGATTCCGCATCAGCGTTGATCCCTCCTAAAGGAGATGTTGTGAGACGTTTCACTGTGAGTTCTGAACTTCCTGCTCTGTACAACCCTTTAGGCCCTGGTTACGTGTACCCTTTGTACTCTGACCAGGTTGACGGTGGGATATTTGTGCAAACAAATACATTAGCCATCCAGCCGGGTGATTTCGTCGGTTATTTTAATACGCAATTTTTAAATCAATGGGCGACAAATTTTGTAGGGTACTCGAACATTTCTGTTTCTTACGATTCAACCAAAACAAAGTTTGTATTCACGTCCCCGGCGTACTCGAACATCTTTTTCAAAAATGAAAAAAGCGCCTCATTTTGGGGCTTTGATATTCGCGCACCTGATTTTTTCAACGTGAGTGGCTATCCTGCATACAACTTTACAAATGGAACTTTAACTGCTCCACTGACACTTATTCAGGCAGGGTGGATCCGCGGATTCACGCCCCCACCATCGACCGGATTTTCGTACAAGGAGTCGGTTGCGTGTAAGTTGATAAAAAATGCGTCATTGACCATCGGTGGTCAAACGATCGATCGCCTTACGAGTGAAAGACTCATCATTGAAGATGATCTTGGAATACCATACGAAAATCAAGCTGGACTCACTATCCTCGAAGGTAAAAATGACACGTCAACTATTACAGCTCCACGAAAGTACTATACTCGTCTCAACTTTGACATTGACACAATAAACATGAAAGCTCTCAATAATCAAGATGTTCGAGTCAATATCGAATTTGAAAAATTTGAAAATCTTCCTTCAGAATTGATCACGACAGATGGGTTTTTAGATGGCGATTCTTACGCAACATCAAACCTCCAAGCAATCACAGCTAATGGTACAAATAACTTTAATGTACAATCGGCTATAGGATGGAAAAATTACGTCATCATGGGTCCTTTGAGTTCTGATTCATCATTTCGATTTTATAATGAAGATACAAGAACATTTTATAAATGGACACCTGGAGGTTCTTATGGTGGTGCGTATATAACAATAAACGGCGGAACCATATACAAATCAACGGGTGGATATATCAAAAAAGCAGATTTAAATACTGTACTTGCAGTGAGCACAACTCCGTGGACAACAAGCACATACAGCTTTTTTAGTGGATTTCCAGGTACACCTTATGGTGACGGAGGTAACTTTATTTATTATATACTTAGTGACGCTCGTTACGTGTATTTACTATATAAAATAAATTATTATATCATTGGGTCAACGTACACGAGTTTAGTAAGTGGTACACTCGACGGAACTCAAAAGATATGGACCGTCACATATCGGTTTTACAATAAAACAGCTCCATTATCTGCAAGTGACCAAACAGCTCTTCAAAATTTCTGGACTACATATGCTTCGACTCAATCGACTGGCGGTGCAACTATATTTCCAACGAGCAAAGTAATTTCTTCAATGACACAAAACGGTTCAGATGTCACTGTCGTTGGAACGTTGACGTATTCAGTCGCTACAAAAACAGGGAATGAGTTTATACCTGGAAATAGACTTCATAATAATTTAATGTGGTTGAGATATGATTCATCTGCGGGGTTTAACACATCGACTTCATATTCATATACTACATTACCATCAGGTTTACCGGCATCTGTGAAAGATATTTATCCTGGAATATACGATACATTACAACTTACAAATACTAATTATTATTTCAGACCTGTATTCGATGGTCGGTACATTTATTTTGCAACAGCTCCACTGTATATTGCTAAATTAGATACACAAAATTTTACATCACCAAGTGGGTATAGCCAAGTAGATGCTAATATAATATCTCCTGTTCCATTAAGTAATGCACTTTTATTATCAGATGGAAAATACCTGTACACAGGTTCCAGTTCTACACGAGGCGGAACTGGACGATTTTCACGCTATGACGTTACAAAACCTATTAATCAACAATCTTCATGGGAATATTTCACAGGAGATACGTTAATTCGTGCTAGTGATTTTGAATATAGTTCAGCAGGTGGGTTTGATGGTAAATATATGTATTTTTACACGAATTCTGACCAACAAAGGGCTACATTTCCAGTGACGGATTTTTCAAGAGTAACAACGTGGCATCAATATGATACAACAAAACCTTTTAATGATGTAAATTCTTGGCAATGGATTGACTTTCGCCCGGGTGGAATAATTAACTCTTCGAATGGTTCTCATCCAAATATAACTCTTCTTGCTCACCGTACAAATGTTGCTAATACAGATCCAACATATTGGCTTGCTGTACAAGGTCTTCAATTTATAGTAGGTTCAAGATATATTTATATTGTAGAAGCTGATGATTCATCTGATTCAAATTGGACGTATCAAGATTTTATTCAGTATAATCCGATAACAATGTCAGGAACTAACCTCCCAACAAGTGTCATAGTGAAATACGAAAAGTATGTCAAACCTCCTCCAACGAACCAGATTTCACTGTACGGTCAGACAGATATCAATGAATTCGTATTCAAACAAGGACGAACGACTGATTCGTTCCCTCTCGAATTTGTCAATCCAGTCCGTGAGTTTTGGATCGTCGTACAAGATCCAGGTGTCGTCAGCAGAATCGTTCTCCGTCTGAATAACGAAATTATCATCGACGACGACCAAGTAACTTCGAGATACATTCGCACATTTGAAACACATACCACCATGCCGACGAGCAGTAACGTCAATGTGTATTCATTTTCCCTCGATCCAGAACAACTACACCCTTCGGGGACACTCAACATGTCTCGAGTAGCTTACCCAGTACTTGATGTCACGTTGGAGTCCGCACCAACTTCAGATTTGTATCTCAGAGTGTACAGTAAATCATTCAACGTTCTGGGATACCAGGGTGGGATTGGAGGACTGTTATTTAATTCTGCTTTGTAAATATGGAGAATCTCCCTGCTCAGTTCTCACGACAGACGATACGTTTGCAATTTCCAAAAGACGTACATTGGGGGGATGATATCACAGTATGGATTGCTAAAGTTGGCGATTTGGCTCATTCCATGTACCTCCGTGTGACATGGCCGACAGATGCACCAACGACTGTGCAGCCAAGTGCAGGTACTGCGATGATCGATCGCATTGAGTTGTCATACAAGGACCAACTCATCGAACGTATTTACGGGGAAAATCTGTACATGCTTGGTGATATTAAAGTTCCCCAGGCAAAACAGAGTGCATTATCTAATTTAGTAGGCACAGGAACAACGACAGCTCTGAGTTCATACCACATTCCTTTACCGTTTCTGATTTTAAAAAAGGGTCTCCCTTTAATTGCTCTTAAAGAGGCTCCAAAGTTCAGAGTCGTATTCAACCCTTCGAGTACATTTACAACTTCGATTTATACAAAATCTATTCAAGTTGATTTGTTTGTCGAGTATGTGTACTTGTCACAACCTGAAAGAGATTGGTTCAAGAAGAATGAACTCGTGTATCTGACATATTCATTTCAACGTTTACAGTTTAAAATTCCTGTGTCTACAACTCAAACAATCTACACATACTATACGGATTTTGTGAATGACGTCAAAGAACTCTTCTGGGTTATTCAGAGTGAAGCTGCATCAAATGTTTACGATTATGGAAGTCATCTCGTAAACCTTCAGATCACTTTCAACAATCAAGATTTCATAACAAGAAATTATGCAACCGCCCAGTATTTACACGTTTTACAGCCTTTGCAGTATCATACACGTGTTCCGACTGGTAATTACTACATGTATTCATTCGCACTCGAGCCTGAAAACGATCAACCAACTGGTGAAATGAACATGACGAATATTACGCGCCAACAGCATTCATTGACACTTACAGCAAGTCCTTCGGATGAAAGAAATTTGAGAATTTATGCTCATTCGTACAACCTTTTTAGAGTAAAAGATGGTAATGGAGTTACATTAAATCCACTGAGAGAAGGCGGTACAACTCCATTTTCCTCAGGTATATCCACCCCGCCTCCTCCTCCTCCTCCTCCTCCGCCTTCGGGCGGTACTGCTCAATGGGCAACACGTATTTCTGGTGCATCTTACGAACTTGGGAACAGTATTTCAGTTGATGGATCCGGAAATTCCTATGTGACTGGGTATTACGCTTCATCCCCAGTAACAATTTATAACTCTGATGGAAGTACTTTTGGAACTCTTGATTTCGTCGGTGGATCTGACACATTCATAGTAAAGTATAATACGGCTGGGACTGCTCAATGGGCAACACGTATTACTGCTACAGATGGCGACGCAGGGACTAGTATTTCACTTGATGGTTCTGGGAACTCGTATGTGACTGGGTATTACGACGTTTCTTCATTAACAATTTATAATTCTGATGGAAGTACTTTTGGAACTCTTGCAAATTCTGGAAATATTGATTGTTTCATAGTCAAGTACAATACGAATGGATTTGCTCAATGGGCGACACATATAGGAGCTTTCGGTTACGAAATTGGTTTAGGTATTTCAGTCGACGGGTCAGGAAACTCTTACGTGACTGGTTTTTACAGATTTTACAATTCTTTCATCCCAACCCCGTTAACAATCTATAATTCTGATGGAAGTACTTTTGGAACTCTTCCTACTGAAATAACTGATAATGCATTCATAGTCAAATACGACACATCTGGATTCGCTCAATGGGCAACGTATATCACTGGTTCTGGGGGTTATGAAAACGGATATAGTATATCAGTCGACGGGTCAGGAAATTCTTATGTGACTGGGTATTACGCTTCATCCCCAGTAACAATTTATAACTCTGATGGAAGTACTTTTGGAAATCTTAATTCAGACGGTGGCTCTGACACATTCATAGTCAAGTATAACATGTCTGGATTTGCTCAATGGGCAACACACATCGGAGGTACAATAAATGAAGGTGGAAACGGTATTTCAGTCGACGGGTCAGGAAATTCTTATGTGACTGGGTATTACAATTCATCCCCAGTAACAATTTACAACTCTGATGGAACTACTTTTGGAAGTCTTGTAAATAGTGGCTATTATGACGCTTTCATAGTAAAGTACAATACTTCTGGAACTGTGCAATGGGCAACACGCATCGGGGGTACAGGAGTTGATATTGGACGTGGTATTTCAGTTGATGGTTCAGGGAATTCTTACATGACTGGGTTTTACAATTCGTCCCCGGTAACAATTTACAATTCCGACGGAACTACGTTTGGAACTCTTATGAATGGAGGAAGTAATGATACGTACATAGTCAATTACAACACATCCGGAACTGCTCAATGGGCTACACACGTCGGTGGTACAGACGTTGATGAAGGGTATGGTATTTCAGTCGACGGGTCAGGGAATTCTTACGTAACTGGGTATTACACTTCATCCCCAGTAACAATTTATAATTCTAACGGAACTGTGTTTGGAAGTCTTTCAAACGCTGGTAATACTGAATGTTTCATAGTCAAATACGCGTAACTCTTCCGTTTGCAATTTGTATATTAATGTACCCGTAATAAAATAAGTTCAGAGAGTACTCTGCTTGAATCTGAGGAGCATACTGTTCAAGAAATTTTATGTCAAGATGTGTTGTCTGGGAACTAAGCTTTGAAAACTCCATACTTCCACCGTCATGATTGTATTCTAAATGTCTTTCACTGAAGCAGTACATGTACAAGTTCTTTGTCGGAACAGAAAGTTTGTGATCAATCGCTTGTTTGAATGTATAATAAAGACCACCTGGAAAGTTTGAAAGAACATTTTGGTTATTCAAGTACAATGTCGCATAATCAATCGTATCAATGTACCTTAACTGAACTCCGTTAAAAAATGTCACTGGAGTCGCAGCGACAATGTAATCTGTTGTATACCCGTACGAATATCTTGATGAGTAATAAGCACTGTTTTCTTTCTCGTACGCCTTATTTCTGATAAACCATGTTATCATAGAAACTTTGAAGTCGGCTGTGAGATTCATACGAGCTATACCACCTGAGTAAGTTTGAACGGCTTCTTTCCAAACACGCGGAATTCTTAAATTCATAGGTTGACTTTGATAATACATACGTTCCCTTGGAGATAATGTAATTTCTTCTACGAGCAACTGAGGTCTTATCAATTCGACTGGTATCGGTGCATTCGTAATCCACGATGCTTTATTAAAAGTGAAACGTACTGAAATTGTCGAGTTCATAATTGCACACATTGGAAAATATGGTTTTTTATTCTCACGCATGTGCGTGAACCGACGACAGAAAAAGAATTCAAGAGGTATGAATAAATCTATTTGATTTGTAGCAGTTACATTAGAACCTTCTGGTGTGCCATTACTGATCAATTGATACATTCCTAGTTTTTCATCAGCGTCGAGCATCAACTGATCGTGTATGACATACCAATCATCCGTGATTGATTCGTAGACGATTCCGTCTACGATAAACTCAACTTTGTTTATAATGGCACGCCCTACAAGTTCAGTGTAATAGTACCCTGACGGAAGTGCAGGGAGTGAACATTTCAAGTACATATTGGAAATGAGGTCACCACGTTCCCGTGGAAATATATTCACCTGAACAGAATTTCCCAAGTAACCTCCTATATTTGATAAAGGAATTGTAAGACGCTGGGAAACAACAAATGGTGTGTGTTGTCGAATATGAGGTATCCATTGTGACTCACCGCCAAACATATATCTATCTTGTGCACCAACTGCAGAGAGTCCTATAAGAGCACCTGTCCCAGAACCGCGATCAACGACTGTCGTATATACTTCACGCCCCTCGGATGTCATCACGTTTGAATTCAAGTCTCTAAGTTCACCTGGAGTACCTATAATATCGGTGGCATCGAAGATTTTAGGGTCATACATTGAATAATACTTGCTTTCAATTGTCGCGGTTGGGCTCATGAATGTCAAAAGGACACTGGAACTCGGCAATGGAATCGCCTGCTGCTGGTCTGTGACGACATCGAGTCTGTAAAGATACTGTTGGGTCTTTATTTTCGTTGCCGCCGTGTCTGCAAGAACGTTCGCCGTACCGAGCTCTGCGAACAGTTCAGTCACAGTGATATTCCCAGAAACGTCTACAAGAAGCATTGAAATGTCACTGAACCCCGTAACTTTCCAATCCTTCTCTGGTCTCGGACCAGTGAATTCATCGACGATGTACACACTGAATCTGTTTCCAGAAACGAGCGGACCACGGAACCCATGTGCCGTTGTTTTTGTTTCCACCTTCTCAAACCTAAACGTCAATTGAAGTAAAGAACTTGGTGCGACTGGAATGGTACCAGTCCCCTGAATGGTCGCTGTCACTAAAGCCACATACGGGAACGAAATGGCAGGTGGACCCGGGTTGATCACGACATCTCCGTATACATTGGAAGTGTACGTCTGAACAATGACTCGCTGTTGAATCCCAGTCAGACCTGTAATTGTCATTCCAGGTTTAATGGGTGCATTCTGTGTCAGGTAGACTGATAGGATATTTGCAGTTAAAGATGGTCCATAAAACCCTGTGACTGTGATACCTGTTTCACCGATAGGTGTGTCTGGAGAAGTCGGTATGGTGTCTGGAGAAGTCGGTATGGTGTCTGGAGAAGTCGGTATGGTGTCTGGAGAAGTCGGTATGGTGTCTGGAGAAGTCGGTATGGTGTCTGGAGACACAACTGCAATTAAAGAATTTGTGAATAAATCAAAAAGTTGATTAGGTGTTGTATATTGAATATACGTAGGCGGACTCGCCTCGAGTTTTGAAACAATTTCATTCACTTTTGAACCTGCGCGTTCAATCACGTAATTGGTGATGGCACGAAGTTGGACAAGTATCTGATCTGGTACTGAACCAGTCTCTACAAAACTGTTGATAATTTCATCAACCTCCATCCTCTACAAAGACTCAAGATCTTGTTTCCACAGGTTCGACACGGTCGTGAGCTCGCTCTGAAGCACCGAAACTGCTGTCATCCTTATAAAAAAACATACCATATATAACTCATGGAGCAAACTGCGATTGACATCTTTTTGCCTGTACTCGAGTCCTCTGTTGTTCTCGCAGCACACTACGCCAAGGCGACTGGCCGTGATTGTATCACCGCTCAGGACGTATGCTATGGTCTCATGTATGCTGCAAGGACAGTCACAGGCAATCAAATTGGATCCCTGTTCCCAGAGGTTTATGAAGACGAGGACGAAGAGGATGAAGAGGAGGATGACGAAGAGGAGGAACCGGTGTGGGTCCGGTACGAAGGCACAGACAACGAACATGCCATCAAGATGAACGAGTGTGCCGATACATGGGACGCGTGGGAACCAGAGAGCCCAGCAGAACGCGCGTTGAAGAAAGCAGTGAATAAAGCAATGAAAGAGTATGTATGAACTTTTTGATGACACTGACGAAGGATCAGACGATGAGCTTGTCCCCAGGGTAAAGTACTCGGTGATCCTCCAGAAGGAGGAATATGAGGATGATGACGATGAGGAGGATCCTATCCCATATGTCGACCTGGGTCCAGGGTATTACTTTTTTGACTCCACTACGACCCAGTAGATCTTTTTTCTCAACATAAAGTAAAATGTCCGGCATTGTATCCACAGCAGCAGGCACCTTTGCCCCCTCCGTCTCAGCAGGTTTCTTCTTCGCGACCGCCATCGCGTGGATGGATGTGATCCGCTGGACCATCTCCCAGCTGGTGAACGTCAGCAAGAACGGCGGCAGCTACTACCTGATGAG